GGATGGCGTTTTACCACCGGTTGAAGAGATTGCGGAGATTGCACCGGTTGAAGGTGAACCATTTTCTTGACCTCGACCTCGGACTTGTCCGGCGAAGTAATCAGCACCGTCAACAGCATCGGGATTGTCGAAGCCACCAAGTTGCGCCTTCTCCAAGTTGTCGAAATGGTTTCGTGCTTCTCCGGTATTAACACCAGCAGATTTGAGGGTGTCTTCCATCCAATTCAAGTATTCAGCGGTGATAACATCGCTGTATTCATTACCTTTTGCATACATTTTGTCGTCTTTCATATCCTCGTCATCCTTTTCTTCGTCTTTTTTTGCGGCGAATGGGTTTTTAGATTCTTCCTTTTCCTCTTTAGGTTCGGAATCGTCTTTCTTGTCTTTCATAGAAGCGGCGAGTGCAGGAGGAAGTTCACCTTTCTCCATTGCGTCAAGTCGTGCTTCAAGTCTGCTCATTACATTATTCAAATCATTTTCTGTTGTCATGTGGGTGTCCTCCTTTAAAATACGAAACTGTGCTTCGGGGTTAATTCCTTTTTCACATATCGTAATTTCGTGCAGTTCCATTTTACTAATTTCTTGGTAGTCTCCATGTTCCCCATCCGATTTTCGCACTCTTTTGAATGCTTGTCCACCGATGGAAAATCCTTGCAGATTACCCTTACGGATTTCTGCGGCCACTTCACGAGCCTTTTCAATATCGTTGCGAAGTGAAACAACGACAAACATGCCAGCATCATCAACTTCGGACTTCCACATCCGACCATTTGAATCTACATAGGAGTCAATAACTTCTCCAACTTGAATATTTGAGTGAGCGAGTTGAACATTACGGAACTTCTCACTCTTCATGAACCCGCCAAATGCATCCTTTAGTGCTGAACGAGTAATAAGGTCGCCTTGCTTATCCACCAGTTCAACTGATGCGTAGCCAGCGATAACCATGTCGGAACTGCCCTTAATGAGAGCAATGCCGGAGGTAGGTCGCTTTAGGGACAACATTACCCTCCGATTCACTGTCATGGTATATAGAATGTTTCTTTCACACTGAAAGAGTAGGAGTACCGTCTTCGTCATCTAAAACGATAGACTCGTCTGCATCCGTCTTCATTTCAACATGCGTAATAGGTTTTTTCTTTTTATCATCCGAATCAATACCATCCTTTTCATCCGGTCTCACTTTACCATCATAGTCGGGTAAGTTGCTTTCTTCTGTCAATCTCGTAGGACCACTCGGTGATTCGACTGGTGTAGCCATGTCAATACCCAAACCTTTCGGCCCTGTCCAAGTAAGTTTTTCTTTAGCGAGTCTGTCTAAAGCACGACTAATCACATCAAGAGCCTTCTTAGTTGATGGTTTTAGAAGGCGGTTATCGTCTTTAGCATCAAGAACTCCGGCTGATTGTTCTTCTTGTCTTTTACGACTTGGTACTTTCTTTTCATCCATTTCTGTTTTTACGAGATGACCGTCGAGCATTAACGGTGCTACTGAATGCCAAAACGGATGGAGGCTTTCAGCGAGAGTAAGAGAATAGTTGGATTTAGTTAAATCACCTAAAGCCGAAGAAGGGTCATGTAAATACCAGTTGTCATCCATATGTGTAACTTGATACGATACTGTATCTATCCCTTTGAGTATAACTTGTAATACACCGTCATTGTATTCTATATCATGAGGAATGAGTAAAGGTGCAAACGATTTTGTCATAAGGTCTAATGATTCAGCACTGGCCGCACCTTCACCTTCACCTTCACTTTCTATTTCACGCACTTGTACATTAAACACATCTCGGTTTTTTCTACGCTTCTTTGTAACACCTGTCACCGTTGCTCTTACTATATCGCCAACTTTGAATGCTCTTTGTTGTCTGTGGGCTGTACCTACATCCATGTAGAAATTGTTTTTGTATGTGACCGCACGATTACCTAATGCTTCACCATCAAGAATCGGCCCTGCACCGAGTTGATATGTGTATGGCCCTTTACCTCGACGGTCAAGAATGATAAAGTTGAAGTCACGACTTTTACGCAACAGTAACCACTTTGGATGACGACGCTCTCCTTTCATGTATGTGGATTTGTTATCTCGTAACAAAACCACACCGTGTTCTTCTTGTAGGATTTTAACAGCGTCTTCAAGACCCTCATCATCAGTCATTTTTGTATCATGAGGGCCGGGAATAATGACATTTTCATGACTATCAAACTGTCCTCTTAGAACTTTCATGCGTTCATGCATCAACATTTCAGCAACATTGGTATCATCGTAGTTGATAATATCAATAATATTCAAGTCTTCTTCACCCACAATACCATCAATGACAAAGTTATTGTCGTTTAATTCAGCGAGGCTTTCTTTGAATGCTTTCTTTAATCCAACCTTACGCCCGTTTTCATCATAAGTAATAATTTCATTATCGTTTTGTACGATAATAACTCGCTTACCATCATACCATTTACTGACTACCCATGAGCCGCTAAATCCTCTTAGGTGTTCAAGGTCACTTAAATCGAATATGCGGTGCATCGGTCTTACCGGAGGACACCATTCAGCATCATCGGCTTTTGTCAACAAAACATCGGGGTTCAAAAGAGAGGTAATGTATTCACTCATTTCACTCAAGTTAAGAGCAGTAGGGTTGTTTTCTCCGAATATATCAAAAGTTTCTTTGTCATAATCCATGAAAGGTGGAGTAGGATTTTGATGCGGTGGTAGTGTTTCCAGTAATTGTTTTGTCATATCTGTGCCGTGAAGTTCTTCCAATGCACCCTGCCAAGTAGGATGGTATAATTGAGGTTCAGTGTAAGTACCAACCGATGGTTGTCCTTGAGCATCATACTCAATACCAAACGATGATTGTTGAGGAATGGCAGAAGAATGGACTACATCAGCACCAGTGTGTGTAGGCATAATTCCAAATGAAGAAGGATTAACCCCACCAATAGGTACTGGTTCACCGTTAATACCAAGCGTTCTCACAATTTCTTGCGTAGGTGTCATATTATCAGCATTTACAGCATCAATATCTAAACTTACAATACTATCAAGGTAATTTTTTGTTCTTCTCGTGTAAGGCTTTTTACCACCTTTACCAGCACCTAATCTGTTATGCACATCGAGTTTACCACCGGCTGGATAATAGGATAAACCGTTGTTTGACATATTACTACCATATTGCGATGAGTCAAATCTGTGCTGTCCGACAGTACCTACTATACCATGAATAGGATGCGCTTTCCAGTTTTTAGTTCTCGATTGAGCGTTATCAATAGCAGTGTGTATTCCACCGTCTTGATAGTCTTGAGCAAATTGTTCATCAGCGTGAATGCGATGAAGTGAAAACTCGTCATCAAAATTACCACTCGTCATTAACTGTCCGACAGTCGCAACACGCAACGGGACTTCTCTTACATTCGACTCATCAATTATTTTTTGTACATGTTCTCTTAATCGTGCTTTTTGTTGACTTGTCTTACCTTCTAATCCCATACCTTCTAAGACTTCATCGGGTGTCATGTTACCGTTTAATTCAAAACTGTTGTCAAGCATATGACTCATAACATCACGATGAAAACCTTTTTGTTTTGGAGTAACTGTTTTACTTTCATCCGATGTTCTGTAAACAGACGCTTTGATACCGTGTACACTATGGTCTGCATTTGTAAGCCACCGTTCAGCGTCATACATCAAGCGGTTATGATTAGACATAAACTTCTCCGGGTCGTTAATGTCAAAATGATTTGGGTCATGTTCCATAACTATAGGTAATAATTTTTTTGCGGCTTCAAGGACAGCGTTACGACTATTTTTAGCCATGTTATCGGTAAAACCGGCATCTGTTTTCCAATGAGTAGTTTGTTTACCAAGAACAGATTCACTTGAACGGCGTTGTAACCTATTCAATTCTACCTGCCCTTCATCTAATTCTTGTCTTAACTCTTGTACCTGTTCCGGTGAATCCATATATTGAATCATTTCAGTAATAACATTCAACCGTTCATTCAATTCTTTTTCCTTTTGCATTGCGGGAAGCATACCACCAAACTTCAATGCGGAGTCAATAGTTCTTGTAGTAAATGTTGTGTCTTCTGTTGCTTGAATGCTGGTTTTACTGCGTTGGTTTTTCGCTTCCGCTTCTTTACCCTTTTTCTGTCGTAATTGTACTTCAAAACTATTTAACCACCCTTTAAGTTCGTCTATATCCCCATCGTTAAGGAATGAACCCTCTTTTTCCATACGATGTTTAATGTCAGCATACATTGGGTTGTCGTCTGTCAAATCGTTGATGTTGTTTAGAATACGATTAGGAGAATTACTCCCAGTTTCTTTTGCTATTGCTGTTAAAATACGCAAGGCTTTTGCGCTATCCGGCGAAGTAATGTAATTTTTTACATTATTAAAATTAGGTTGTTTAGCACCCCAACCCATAAAATCCATGTAATCCTCATGGTCCACTCCGAAACTTACAGGAATGTTCCCACTTACTAAGTCCTTTAATGATTGAACCGAGTTTTTCTGCGGTTTGTAGGGGTCTAATGTTTGTCCCAACATTGTTTTTCGCCAATGATTTGCTCTTGCTTTCTCACCAATAGGTGCATCCGATGTATGCGCTCCATAGGTGCTTTCGGGTTGAGATGTTTTTAACGGATTATGTGAATGTAAAGTCTGTTTAATAGTATCAACTTTAAGTTTCTTTCTTTCATCACTACTCATTGTACGAATAGAATGTAGTAGTTGAGGGTTGTAACTCGATTGATGTAATGTCCAATTATGCTTATCACCACTACTGGTTTGTGTATAGGCATTAGCAGGTGAGAATAGATTTTGTAGAATATCACCGTCTTGAAACCTTACAAACTTAGTAGCACCTCCTTTTTGTTTTTCTACCTGCCCTATTTCTCTTGATTTCTCCGGCCCAAAGTGCATCCCTAAAGCCATGTTAATTGGATTGGGGTGTAGTTGACCGTGATGTTGCTCATTTACTTCAAATAACCCCGAAGTAGAGGGGAGTAACATATTTTTGTTTTTTTGTTGAAACGGAGTTGGAATGTGTGCAGTGTCTTCGGTTTGCACCCCACCGGTAATATCCACAGGCTCATTACTCGCTATGTTTGCATACGCCTGTTCGATTTTTTCTTCTTCTGTTAATTCGTCTTCATTATGAGCAACACTGTGAATATTGTCATTGTAGGTAGCCAAAGTCATACCAGCACCACCAACTTGAGCGAAAGGTTTACTCCAAAACTTTGCTGGTCCTATAGTATGATTACCACCTTTATCAAATCGCCAAAACTTAGATTTTTCTTCATCGGGATGAGGGCCATGCGGAGATTGTAAATAAGTAAGGTCGGTTCTCATCTCTTTAGCCAGTGAGGACAAAGAGCCATGAGATTTAGCCTCCGACTCCATCTGTTCTAAGTCATGAAGTGGGATAATCGGCCCATCCATTTCTCCGTATATAGGGTGATTAAGAAGCGGCTTTCGTGTTTTAGGGTCATAACCTGCAAGGAATAGAACATCCTCCATTGGCATACGAGTATGCTTCGGGTCCATCCCTTTTGATTTTTTATAGTGTTTAAATGTCCCAGTCCGTAAGTCTTTCAACGAGTAACTGTCTTGAACGGGCTTTGAATGTAAACCGAGTCTTGGTAGAATGTCAAATGGTTTCCCAACTCCTTCATTATCACCATCGGGTAGTTCTATCCCAAAGCGATTATGTATCGCTTCTGCAATGTAATGTGAAATTGGTTGCCCTCCTATTTCATAAGTATGAGCCGCCTCTCCGATTACACCTTGTGAAAAACGGTTATCACCTTGTCTAAAGTCACCCTCAAGTGTTTCTTGTCGTAAATGACCGTTTGGGCCAAAGTGACCGCTTGCTCTTAACGCCCAGTTCTTTTCCGGTGTACGACGCATTAAATTGTTCCAAGTTAATCGAGCCGTAGGGATAAACTCACCATTTGGTAACTTTATTTCATTATGATTGTCAACTCCTTTTTCATGTAGATGACGCATTACGGCTGTGCGTTCTTCGGGATTGAGCCATTCAAGACCAAGGTGATACCCCTCTTGTCCTAATCCAACAGCATGATTATCAGCGTTTTCATCTACAACATATCCGCCGCTTTGCCACTGCTTTGCTCTTTGATTAAAATGGTCCACTCGTAAACGATTTTCAGTTTCTTCTGCTGAACGACCATCAGCGAGATACTGGTCTTTCAATTCACTGTTAAGTTTATTCCAGCGTTGATAATCTCGCTCGTAAAAGTCATGTTGATGACTGTAATTAGATTTATGGTGTCTCAACGAACCAAGGATTTTTTTACCGTTATATCCGTGAATCAATGGACTTTTTTTCGTTTCTAAATGCTTTTGAAACTCTTTTTCCATTTGCGCTTCTTCTTTAGAATGACCGCCAAAAATATGACTTCGTAAAACTTCAACATAACCAGCATTACCTTTACTTGAGTCCATTCGCAAAAGAGGGTGATTGGTATGGTGAAAAGGATAATTATGCTCTCGATATGGATGAGATGAGGTAGGTACATATCGAGGCCATACAGCGTGAGATTCTCTCACATTGTCAGCACCCGATAAACTGTCTTTCCAAACATGGTTTGTTTGTTCACCATGTGTATGATGGTGTGCGAGAAGAAAACCCGGACCTTCTTTGTAAGACGGGTCTTGTTCTACTTTTGTAGTATCGTCTTCTTCTTTTTGAATTAGTTCAGCCGTATATTTTAATGACCTTGAAAGTGTGTCTGTAGGGGCTTTGTTAAGAGATTCCCAAGCAATAATGTATTCAGCGGCACTAAACGCTAAGTCATTACCATCTGCTAAAGAAAGTAGTAATTCGTCTTTAGCAATGTTGAATTGTTCTGCTACCATGTTTTCACCGCCTTATGAAAGCGGTTGAAACTTTGGACAAGCAAAAATATCCATACCGTCATGTAGATTACAACCACTACGAGTATTACCACCGCATGTCCGACAAGCGATAGGTGCGCCACCCTCACTTTCTTCACGCATTGAAGCACTTGGGTTTGCTTTCTTGATGGCTACCTTTGTCATGTAACCGCCTCAATACCTTCGTTCTGTTCCGCCTTCTGCGTCTTCTCTTTCAGCACCAGTGCCAGCATGTGGGTTCATACGACCGCCAAGTTTACTCAAGTCAACTTTCTTGTCGTGTTTATCTCGTTTTGGTTTACCGTCTTCGTATTCAATGGTGTTACCGTTTGTAGTATAATAAGCGGTCTTTGTTTGTCCACCGGATTCAGTAACCAAGTGTGGATTGATGTCAGTAATTTTTTCCTTTGGGAGTGGTTTTGGGTCAGCCAAAGGGTCAGCCTTTTCCATTTTACCACCACAGCCCATTTTCATGCAACCCATTTTATTCATTTTAGAACCGCAACTTGGACAGTCTTTACAATCACATTCTCCTTTAGGACAATCACATTTTCCCTTTTCCATTTTACCACCACAGCCCATTTTCATGCAACCCATTTTATTCATTTTAGAACCGCAACTTGGACAGTCTTTACAATCACATTCTCCTTTAGGACAATCACATTTTCCCTTTTGGAG